TGTTTCACCAGTATCTAAACCTGAAGATATACGGGTTGTTTCAATTTTAGCCGCATTGTTTAGGTAAGCTAATAACAATTCCTTGTTATTGGTGCTATCCAGTTTAGTCTGCTCAAGCTGAAGTTCCATCTGCTTTTCTTCACGGTTACGCTGATCTTCCAGTTGGAACTTAAGCTGATTCTCTTGGGCTTGATACTCTTGTTTAGCCTTCTCAAGCTGAATCTGACCCTCAATCTTGGCTTGCTCAATCTGCTGTTGCATCTGCATCTTGGCTTGTTCCATCTGCTGTTCCATCTGTAACTTCTGCATTTCAGGTGATGGTGGCTTGGGTTGACCTTCTGCCGCTTTCATTTGTTGACGGAACTTGTCGGCAGTTTCATCAATTAGACCTTCAAGACCTTTACCAGCTTTAAACGCTGTAACGCCAAACTTTAGCATTTCAACAAGCATTGGTGTAAGTTCAGGACTAGCATTTGCCGCAGGTAGGGCTTGGCTTAAGAATCCACCCATAGCCTGTAAGAACTCCATGCGGTCTTGCTTCTCTTGCTGTTCATCCTGATAAATCATTGAATCGCTAGTAACTTCAATACGGAAGTTTTTAGCTGGTTCGTTCTTTAGGAGTTGTAATGCTTGCGGTATAAGCTGTTGATCCTGTGGGGATAATTGCATTGCACCACTAATCTTAACGATGGTGTCATCGGTAAAATGCTGGCAAATAATCTGTGCCTTGATACACAACAGAGATGTTGCAAAGTTCACTACATCGTGTTGCATAGTCTTTAAACGCCCTGAAGCGTTATTTGACTTAATGATCTGAGCACCTAGAGTTTCATTAGGATCGGTCTGACCACGCTGAATATCAGCAATACCCATGATTTCGTAGATTTGACCCTTGACCTGCTCCATAGCTTGGTAAGCCATGTTCAAACCTTCGGCAATTGGTTTAATGTCTACAAGGTTAATAGCCCCTACAAGTCCACCCTTTTCGCTAAATGCACCGTAGTTCTTAACTGGTAACAGGGCATTGTTCTCACCCTCAGAGAATAAACGGGCTAAGGATGGCTCAGAAGCGTCATATACGCCACGAACCTTGAGTGCTTGGATGAATCCATCAATACGGTCTGCCAGCGTGTCTAGCTGTCTTGCTTGGTCTTGGTATAAAACAAAGTCAGGAACAGGAATCAGGCTGTCAGTAGTTAGGGTAGAAAACATTGGCTTTGGGCACGGCCAAAAGTTCTCAAGTTGTAGCGGATCAGCACGGGTATCAAGAATCTTACCCATTGACTTGTTCAGCCAAATCACCTCACCCGTAGTCTTGTCCCAAATCTCATAGACAACGGCTTCAGATGCACCTTCGCCCATCTTTTCGTTAAATGTCTTGGATGTATCAGGTTTGGTATCTAGCGGAATCTTGCCGCCCAGTTCCTCACCAAAGCGTTCTACAAGGGCAGGTCTACCCATGTAGACTTTACGCCATACCGCTGTCACTTCTTCCCATGTACGGGCAACGGTCAAGCCAAAATCACGCCAATGGACATAATCTACTGGAGCACATTCGTATTCAATACGCTCTTGGTTCTCACGATGGATGCCGCCTTCGGTTTCAGCTTCGTCAATATCTTCGGTAACTTGAAAGCCATCATCGGGAGCACCCTCATCTTCACCGCCCATTTCACCAACAATGTGTGGCTCATAGCGAACCCAAGCTGTTCCACGACCACCCAATAAACGGTCTTGGACTGTCTGTTTCATGGCACTAGCGTAGTCACCATAATGCTCAATTTCATACTCTAAAGCCCGCTCTAGCATCATTGACGCTACACGACCAATAGGATCATTGTCACGGAATCTGCGGCTTACATCGGGGCGTGGTAATCGAGCGAATACAGCAGGGGTAATGGTTTGGACATTAGACCAAAGGATATTGAACTTGGCATTAGGATTGTTGCGACTGCGTTGGTCATCACGATACCGCTTAACAATCTTATCGGCTCGACCTTCCCATTCCTTAAATGTACGCTCATATTGGGCGATACAGTTATACCAATCTTCGTATGTGTGATCCATCTTTATATCCTGCGGTGGGTAATTTTAGGGGTTTCTTTCCACATCTCGTTCAGCGTGACATCCGTTTGCCCGACATGAAGTCCTTTAACTCTTGAATCTTTGAGGATAGGACTGTCCTCGTCTTTCCAAACAAGGCTGAGATAGCGGAAAGCGTCTGCCGAATGGCTTGTCCAATCGTGCTTTGGGCGATCACTAAATACTTTTTATCATCATCCCACTCTCGTTGATATTGTCGTAAACATTCAATGCCTTCTTCGCATCTATTATCAAACCAACAGCGAGTTAATGCAAGTCGTGTTGCTTGTATTCCGTCTTGAATTGACAGATTTGGAACGATTTTTAGATGTTTTATGTCGATTTTTGCAGAAAATTGTTCGATTATGCTCTTACCACCGCTTGCCATAGTTTTTGCCCGTGCGTCATGGGGTAGGTAATGAAAGCCATATTTGTATCCAAACTCATCTTCTTTTTGTTGCAATAATCCTGTGTAATACGGCACAGCTTGACCATTAGATGAATGGTGATCTAGCACCCGTATCTCACCGTATACCACCTGAAACCACCAAATGCTAGTGGAATCATTGAATCCTAAGTCCCAAGCAGTATGGCAAGGGAACATAGGGTCATAGTCAACCGTAGTAATACGCTCTAAATCGGTAATCCTACGCATTTCCTGACCATAGTAAGCACCAAGAATGGCAGCTTCAAATGAGCATAAGAACTCTTGTTCGTACTGGTTGGCAGACATGGTAGCTTGGGCATCAGCCAATTCAGCTATTGGTAATAACCCTGATACATCGGCTCTTAGCGTCTTAACATACCAATTAGAGTTCTTTTGGGCTTCGTTATAGATGTCATAGAACGCATTATGCCCTTTTGGAGTGCCAATAAAGGTAGCCCATCCTTGTCTATCAGTCAGTAAAGGCCTAACAATCTCACCCCACAGACGGGGTTTCATATCAGCGTATTCGTCTAAAACCACGCCATCAAGATAAAGACCACGCAAAGCGTCAGGGTTATCAGCACCAAACAATCTAATTTTTGCTCCGTTGACAAGTTCTACCCACAATTCTGATTGATTAGCCTTAACAATGGCTGGTTCTGCAAACTTTAAAAGGTAATCCCAAGCAATATTCTTAGCCTGTGCGTAATACGGTGCAATATAGGCATATCGGGCATTTTCTTTCTTTTCTGTGATGGCTCTACGGATCGTGTCTGCAATCGTGGCTACTGTCTTACCTGCTCTCCTGTGGCAAACCAGCACAGCCCAGCGTTGATCCCGTCTGTGGAAGTCAAGGAAAGCATCCCTAGCCTTATAGGGATATTCATACTTCTTTACTAATTCTTTCAATCTAGGAACTTATGCTCGTGGATTATCTTAACTGGCTCATCTTCAGGGCTAGTGTGTTCTGTCCTAGCTAGTTTAGGCACATGGTATTCAGCGACTTGCATAAAGCAATCAAACGCTACCTTTGGCCCTAACTTCTCGTTCATAGCGATCTCGTCAAGCCATTGTTGTAGTTTGTCTGCGTTACCATCCACGAACTTAGCGATCGCCTCTCTAGCGAGTGCTGTGGACTTATTGGGGCTACCTTTAGGCCTGCCCTTTGGATTATTTGTTTGTTGTTTAATGCTCATACCTTACCCAAGTGGTTGATTAAGATAAGTTAATTCTACCCTATTCTTGGGGCATTGACCAACGCATTTCACCTACTGGCGATATAAATGGGCTTTTACCTTGTGCTTGTCTGTAATTAGCCCATTGTTCTGCTTTGTTATACATAGCATCGGTAGGTTGTTGATTAGCTAGTAATACGGCTATATCTGCTTTATTCATAGCAGGGTTTATCAATGGGTATTGTCTGCCATTGTTGTCGGCAGAAATTTCAGTAGAAACTGATCCTTCTTGGTTTGGCAAATAACCATACCACCCACTACCTTTAGCTACAGATACATCTTGTACGCTTTCAACATGGCGAAATCCATGCGGTGCTATACCTCTAAGGGCATTAGCCATTAATAACGGATTAATTGTGCCGTAATCAGCCATTACTTAACTTCTTTATCCAAGTCTTTAAGTTTATTAGCCAATGCTGCTCTACGCTCTAAACGCTCACGCTGTTGTTTTTCTAGCGTGGTTTCAGTATGAGGGCGTAACATTGCATCTTCTTTTTTGTATTTGCGGCTCATTGGGGTAGTTGGGATCATTTTTACCATTACATATCCTTCATCTTGGATTCAATTGTTTCTCTGCGTGTAGGTTTGGCAGTCTTGGCAGATTCTTTAAAGTCTTTAGCGGTTGGGGCATTTTTACTGCCAACCTTGTTCATCTTCTCGCCCGATCCAGCCTTGATCCGCTCTTGTTTAGCGTGAATATTAGCGTAAAGTCCGTTTTTCACGCTTTTTCTTCCACATACTTAGCGTAAGCATCTTCTAATTTGGCTTTACGCTCACCTTTGGCGTTTTCACGCTCAACATTTAAAGCAATGGCAGTAGCTTGGGCGGTGCTTTTACCAGCCTTTTTCTCTGCTTTAATGTTCTTGCCGACTGATGCGGCTGAACCTGATTTGTCTAATGGCATATTAACCTTTGAATTTTAATAAATAGATGGTTGTGTCAATCTCTTGGGCGATATTGTCAATCAATTGCACAATCTCTGAATCCATTGGCAGGTCTTGGCGAGCATCTTTAACAAACGCTTGCAAAGATTGTAGGTATGCCAGCGGCTCTTTAGGCTGGTGGTATGTGCTTGGGAACTGGGTAATCTGCCCATAGATGCCAAAATAACACTCGGCCAACTGATCGGTCAGATCGATAATATTTTCATAAAAATGGCCGAGTGTCTTGTGTTTAGCGTAGGACTTGGTAGCCCAATGGAAAAAGTGGGTGTTTGTGCCCGAATGTAGCAATGTTGCTAGAAATAATGCCATCGATTTTTCCATGAAACGCTCCTTTTAGTGTATTTTATAACACTTTTTTAATTATTCCTAACGCTCTTATTGCCGCATCTACACTATCTACACGGCTTACTGCACCACCTTTCCATTTGCCTAAAAAGTCTAGCTGGTCGGGAGTAAAACGGGCTTTGCTATCTCTTTTTATTTCCATCAAGAGTGTTTCGCCAGCATAACCAACAAGTAAATCAGGGCAACCGTGTTTCATTGCGGCAAGTGACACTACAGTAGCACCAGCTTCTCTTAATGCTTTAACAATCTCTTTATGATTTGTGTCTATTCTTGCGTATGTCATTGATTTTCAATTAAAATAGATTAGTATGAGCTAACTTTACCATTATAAAGGCTATAAATGGGTGGCTATTATTTAACGGATGAACAATTTATAGATGAATGGAACAAAATAGGCTCTCCACTATCTTTTGCCAAAATCCATGCAATGTCTGAAAGAGCAGTATATAACCGCAGACGGTCAATAGAAACAAGACTTCAAATACCCCTTCCTAGCTTTAAAGACCAAAGAGTAAACGATTACAAGAAAACAGAGCAGACAGTAGGGAATACCCGTAGGGGTATGGATTTAGAAAAAGGTCGCATTATTGTATTTTCTGACGCTCATTTTTGGCCTGACCAAACTACTACAGCGTTTAAAGCGTTGTTAGAAATGATTAAAGAATACAAGCCGACTGCCATTGTTTGTAACGGTGATGCACTAGATGGGGCTTCTATCAGTAGATTTCCTAGGGGTGATTGGGACAAAATACCAACGGTTAAAGAAGAACTTGAAGCCTGTCAATACTTTTTAGGTGAAATTGAAGCTGTAGCTAAGGGTGCTAAGTTGTATTGGCCGCTAGGTAATCATGATGCTAGGCTTGAAATGCGGATCATAGAGAACCTTCCAGCCTTTGAGGGTATGAGGGGCACAACTCTTAAAGAATACTTCCCTGCGTGGCTTCCTTGCTGGTCATTTTGGGTAAATGAAGATACTTGTATTAAGCACCGTTGGAAAGGTGGATTTAGTGCTGGTCGTGCCAATTCCCTTAATTCAGGGGTCAATATGATTACAGGGCATACGCACCATTTATCCTGTATGCCAGTAGGAGATTACAACGGAACACGCTGGGGGGTTCAGACTGGAACATTAGCCGATATACACGGTCAACAATTTGCTTACACAGAAGATACCCCTAAAGATTGGAATAGCGGTTTTGTTATGCTTTCCTTTGAAAGAAGCCGTCTTTTGCAGCCTGAAATGATTAGGGTTTGGGGAGAGGATGAAGTCGAATTTCGTGGGAAAATACACGCTGTATGAAGATTTCGCCAAAAAATCTTGAGGGTATTTACTTAACGCTTGCTAAGTGCTATCCGTTTACTAAATGGGATTTACCGCCCAGCGAATTATGTCGTTTTTTAGTTGTAGATGACCACACCGTTATGGCAACCTACGAATACGATGAATCTTTAGCAAGACCACATATATTTTGTATATCCAAAGCAAAATGCGGTCATTACGATACCGTCACTAGGTCTATGGCTCACGAAATGATCCATTGTTCCCGACATAAATCAGGCAAATGGAATCTGCACGATGCTACATTTAAGCGTAGAAAGATGCTTGTGGGCCAAGAACTAGGGTTTGACGGTCACGAACTGTAATTACTTACCAAACTTGTATAAGTCTTTCCAAGTAAACAATACGCAGTTATACCAAAACTCATAAGCTTGCTTGGTGCGGTCTGTTAATTCTTCATACTTTTTGTACTGCTCATCAAATGTAAACATAGCAATCTCCTATTAAATGTTGCGGTGCAATAATTATATAGGATTTCTGTGATAAGCGTCATTTGGATTAGCCGACATGGATTTTAATAAATCATCAATTGTGCTAAACCATTGAATTATTCTCATTCCATCGGCTTGGTAGATGGTAAAACTCATTTTGCCATGATGTAAAGACCGACATTAGAAAATGCGTAGCCTGTATATACAACTGCCATAGGCATATTGCCTTTAAATCCTTGTTCTAGCCCAATATATAGGTATATAAGCCCTGTAACAATAATTAGCCAGCTACTCACTTAATAAGACTTTCCGTTTTCTCCAAAAGCTGTTCTTCCGTGATTCCGTATTCTTGCTCGAAG